AAGTTCGATCCCGGCCCCGGTGCGTTCTACGTGTTCGAGACGCAGGGGCAGATGTACGACCAAGGCGGCAACCGCTTCTTCGGCGATCAGACGATCACGCATCGCTTCTGGAACGGGCCGCCGGCCGTGGTCGGTCAGGTCCATCTCGGGATCATCCCGCCCACCGGAACGGACTGGACACGGTAGATGAGCTACAACGACTTCGAGATCAGCAACCAAGACGGGCGGCCGATCACGCTGTATCTGCTCGAATGGGGGCGGACGCGCTGGCGCTACACGTCGGCCGATCGCCCGATCCAGATATACGAGATGGTGGACGGCGTTCGGACGTTGGTCACCTACGAACCCAAGGCGATCCGCGACAACGGGATGCGGCAGGGCGTCTCGTCGCAGAACGACTTCCAGATCGACGGGCCGAGCGATCTCGACATCGTGCGGCTGTTCCGCGGCTCGCCGCCGAGCGAAACCATTTGGGTCACCGTCCGCCGGAAGCACCTCGAAGACGACAGCACCCCGATCTACTGGACCGGGACCGTGTGGAATCTGACGCGCCCCAGCCCGGCGAAGTGCCAGCTTATTTGCAAGAGCCTCATGGGGTCGCTGAAGCGCACGGGCTTGCGTCTGTGCTGGACGCGCGAGTGCCCGCATTTCATCTACGACAGCGGGTGCAAGGTCGATCCCGAGAACTTCAAGGTGACGTCGAAGGCGATCTCCTTCAGCGGCTCGACGCTGGTCGTGAAGCCCGACGTCATGCAGGATGACGGGTGGTTCAACGGCGGCATCGCGGCGTGGTCGGCCAGCGTGGACGGCACGGTCGAGCGGCGGTTCGTGGAGTCGGCGGTGACCGCAGGCGCGAACCTCACGCTGTCGATCTTCGGCCTCGTGGATTTCCTGAAGGTCGGCGACACCGTGAGCCTGTACCCCGGTTGCTCGCGCATCCCCGAGGTGTGCGACGGGAAGTTCGACAACCTCGACAACTACGGCGGGTTCGATAAGATGCCCGGCGACACCCCCTTCAACACCGCAATCTGGTAGACCCTATGCAGATCATCGCAGCAATCTTCCTCGGGGTGATCGGTGCTTTCTTCGCATCCGCGTTGGGTGCCAAGCGGCCGACACAGAAGATGGTCACGCTGGACGACTTCGACGTCCCGCAGATCGAGGATGGCACCCCGCAGGCAGTCGTGTTCGGCGACGGCTGGATCGAGGGATGGCAAGTCCTGTGGTATGGCAACTACCGGACGAAGAAGATCAAGGGGAAGAAGAAGAAATGATTCTGACACCCAAGACCACGCTCGCCGAGTTCGCCATGAACCCGGATGGGAAGACCTACAACGGCGCGAAGCTGGCGATCTTCCTCATCTACGCCACCACCGGCAAACAGCTTTCCGATGAGGAAGGCGCGGCCATCGTGGAGGACGCCAAGCGTCGCCGCGCATGTCGGAAGTGACTTCCGTCGTTGTGCGTATGCGGCATATCCGCAAGGCGCAACTCTGCTCTGACGGGGTACGGACGTGGTGGTCGCGACAGGGCTTCGACTGGTCGGACTTCCTCGACAATGGCATTTCGGCTGACAAGCTGCTAGAGACGGGCGACCCGATGGCGATGCGGGTTGTCGAGATCGCAAGGAACGAGCATGACCAGTAAGGCGGGCGGGACGCAGGGCTATCGCTATCTCATGTCGCTCTTGTCGGGGCTATGCCGCGGCCCGATTGACGAGATGTGCGAGATTTCGGTCGGCGACAAGCAAGCGTGGAACGGCCACGTTTGTTCCGACGCTCGCCAGCAAATCGAAGCGGGCAACCTGTTCGGCGGCGACGAGAAGGAGGGCGGCATCGAAGGTCCGTTCCGCGTCTTCATGGGTGCCGAGAACCAAGTCCTGCCGGCCGGCGGCGACAACCCGGTAGACAACCCCCGCGCATCGATCGGCGGTCTCGTGTCGCAGATGCGCGGCGTGGTCACGGTCATGTTCGACGGCATGGTTTCGGCCATGAACCCCTACCTGAAGACGTGGAAGTTCCGGGTGCGCCGCTCGAAGCTCGGCTGGCACGGCGGGCAGGCGTGGTATCGGGACAAGGCCACCGTCTACTTGGGCGGCAGCGTCATCACCGCGTCCTCGAACCGCGCCAACGATCTGCCGGTCAACTACGTCGCCGACGACGATCGCTACACGATCACCTTCACCCGCAACGCGCAGGAGGGGGATTCGATCACGGTCAACGGGTTCACGATCAACTTCGTCGCCGACACCAAGGACTCCAAGCTCGGCGAGGGTGAGATTGACCCCGACAACAAGTCAACCGAGAAGACGATCCGCAAGGTCGTGAACTACATCAACTCGCGGGCGACGCAGTTCAAGGCCATCGCATCGCAGGACGGCACCGTGTTGTCTCTCGTCGCCAACAAGGCGTTGCAGGACATCTATGCGATGAACGCCTCGCATATCGTCTACGAGTGCTACACCAATCCCCTGTGGGGTCGCGGCTTCCCGACGACCAAGTTGGACGACAACGCCTTTACGCTGGCCGCGAACCAACTCTGTAACGAGGGCTTCGGGATCGCGCTGATCTGGTATCGCAAGGAGGACATCGATGTCTTCATTCAGAAGATTGTCGATCTGGCCGGCGGCATCACTTACACCGATCGCGAGACCGGGCTGCTCGTCTTCAAGCTGATCCGCAACGACTACGACATCAACACGATTCCCCACTACACCCCCGAGACCGGGCTGCTCGACATCACGTCGGACGACAGCACGAGCGCCGACAACTCCTACAACGAGATCATCGGCACCAGCCGCGATCCGATCACCAATCAGGACTTCCAAGTTCGCGCGCAGAACCCGGCCGCGCTGATCTCGCAGGGTGCCCCGTCCTCGCTCGACAAGGACTACAAGGGCATCCCCACCAAGGCGCTGCTACAGCGTGTCGTGCTTCGCGATCTCCGGGCGATGGCGTCGGGGCTGAAGAAGTACGACATCGCGCTCGATCGCCGGGCGTGGCGGATCACGCCGGGGTCGGTCATCCGCATCTCGCACCCGGCCCGCGGCCTGTCGAACGTCGTCCTCCGCGTGGGCGACATTGACGACGGCGACATGGTCAATGGCCGGATCAAGATTAAGGCGGCGCTCGACGTGTTCGGCCTGCCGGCGACGAGCTATCAGGAAGAGGTTCGGTCAAGCTGGATCGCGCCGAACGGAATCGCGGTGCCGGCGCTTGACGAGCGGCTGATCGAGGCGGGCTACCGCGACATCTACCTGACCCGCGGCTCCGCAGAGGCACAGGCACTCGATCCCACCAGCGCGTACATCGGCCAGCTTGCCACCGCGCCGAACACGACGAGCCTCGAATACGATCTGCTCACGCGGGCGGACGGCGAAGCCTTCAGCAACCGCGGCCGGGGTCCGTTCACCGGCAACGCGCGGCTGTCGGCGGCGATCGGCCCGCTCGATACCGCGGTCATGCTCGACACGCTGTCCATGTTCGACGGCGACAACGTCGGGCAAGCGGTGCTGCTCGGCGACGAGCTTGTGCGGCTCGACGCGGTCAACACGGCCACGGGCGCGGCGACGATCACGCGCGGCGTGGGCGACACCATCCCGCAGGCGCACGATGCCGGCGACGTCCTGTGGACGATTGACGACGATCTCGTGCCCGATGGCGTCGCGTATGTCCGCGGCGAGACCGCATACTCGAAGGTGCTGACCCGCACGTCGTCGCAGATTCTGTCCGAGGACGACGCCGACGAGCAAGAGGTCGATCTGGTATCGCGTCACGCCCGCCCCTACCCGCCAGCCGACGTCAAGATCGGCGGCGTCTCGATCTTCACCAAGCGCAAGCCGAACGCCGCGGTGGTGCTGACGTGGGCCGAGCGCAACCGTATCGTACAGGGCGACAAGCTGATCGGCTATACCGAGCCGAGCGTGGCCGGGGAGATCGGGCAGACCTACACGATCCGCGTCTACAAGAAGGACGGCACTCTCGTTCGCACGGTCGAGGGCATCGCTGATACGACGTGGGAATACACCGCTGCGATGCAGTTGGAGGACAACCCCGGCAACAGGGTCGTCGTGGAACTCGAAAGCGCCCGTGACGGGCTGTCCTCGTGGCAGCACTACACCCTCCCGATTGCCCTGAAGGGCGGCTGGGGCTATAGCTGGGGCAGCGGTTGGGGCGGCTGACCGGAAGTAACTTCGACAAAGGACTGACGATGGCAAAGCACACCCTTCCGAATCTCGGGTTGACCGGCGGCTACCCCGATGGGGCGGACGAGTGGGGACCCGAAGTCAACGCCTCGCTCCTGAAGGTGTCCACGCTGTTGCAGGGATCGGTGATCGGCCGCGTTGCCGCGGTGCCCGCCAACCCCGCGCAGGGCGACGCCTACGTGCTGACCGCCGCCCCCAACGCGCAGGCGGTGGCCGTGTACGACGAGGCCGCGTGGACGTACTACCAGCCGGGCGAGGGGTGGTTCCTGTACGACCGCGGGG